ATGTTAAACGACAAATCAAGGACCTCAATAGCATTATCGAGAAAACAATTGCCAACAAACGAATATATTGCCGTCTATATGACACCAATGACTAATCGCCCTCAAGAACGAATACTGATAGATTACACACTAACACCAATGGGAGGTTATAAGCTATGGCTTGTCTGTCCAATATGTGGAAAGCACCGAATGGACCTATATGCTAGCCCATTTAAAGGCACAAAGTGCAGAGTCTGTCATAATCTCAAGTATCGCTCGCAATATCGGCGAAAGGCAGACGCAATTTTAGCAGTAAATGACTTCTATCAAATGGCTTTTAATAAGCGCCGTATGTTTTACGCAGGAAAGCCAACAAGACATTTTATACGCTTTATCAGAAGAAACTGGCACGGCGACGAATTGAAGGAGATTTTTTAACAGTTCATAGCGCCTTTACGTTCCGAGTTGTCGAGTGCGAGAATTAGACCAAACATTAACAAAGGAAGGACTAATTCAAAATAAAAGAGATAATCGTAATAGAAAAGCCAACTAGGTACGGCGAAAGTATCTTTGACACTCTAGATATACAACCAAGTACCAAATCGGAGTATCAGAAGCGCATTCTGAAGTTCTTGCGTTATATGGAAACCCAAACTATCACTCGTGATTTATTGCTAGCCTACAAGCAGTATCTACGAGATGACAATACTCTTGGCGTATCAAGTAAAAATAAATATCTCACGACCGCCAGAATAGCCCTTAGAGAGATGTATCGGCAAGGCATAATCCCAGTGGATTTATCTGTCGGAGTGAGTTCATTTCAACAGAATATCAGACACAAGGTGAATGGCTTGACTGAAGAAGAAGTGGTGAAAATCTGTAATTATCTGAAAGAGCAGGACTGCTCGTTCAAAAATGCTAGACTTCGAGTATTAGTGTCGCTTCTGTTATTTCAAGGACTTCGTCAAATCGAAATCTGCCGACTAGATTTTAACGATATAGACCTAGCCAGCGGCACGATAAATGTGCTTGGAAAAGGACGCAATGACAAGGAACATATACATTTACATAAAACCACAATCAAAGCCCTTAGAAGCTATTCTAGAGCCTCACACGCTAAATATGGTCCAGCCTTCTACTCGTTAAACGGTCGAAATAAAGGACAACGGCTCACTACTAGAGGTTTGCGTCAGATTATTCAGAACTTGTTTAATGAGCTTGGTATAGAAAAGACGGTTCACGGAAGCCGCCACTTTTTCACTACTGAACTTATCAAGCATTACAAATCAGACTTCACAACCGTCGCTCGTTTCACTCGGCATAATTCACTAGAAATGCTGACCGTCTATAATGATGAAATCGCCAGTGAAAACGACACAGAATTATTATCAAAGGCTTTTCAATATGAGCTATAAGGAGCGAATATGAGCAAGATAACAGAGGAAAGTGTTGTAGAAAATACAACAGTAGAGCCAAAGAAAAAGGAATATAAGTTACGGATGGTCGGTGGTTTAGACTTTCACGAGGTATCAGTTGCCTTTCGTAAAGAATTGAAAGACGGTAAGACTTATAAGGCCTGCTTCTGGGCTTTTGTATTACTGCAAAGCGGTTATCATAAGCATATATGGAAGCATCTAGTCATATATGCAAGCCAATTGGAAAGCAATCAAGTAATTGAAATATCGGCACTCCGTAATTGCTTCGACTTAAATACAACCGCCAAAAACCGCAAAATGGAAGACGGTTTTTGTTATATTTGCAGAGCAATCAATAGCCTTACTGGTTTGAATAAAAAACCGAAAAGCCTGATGAACAAGGTAATCAACAATTATTGCAATGCAAATCATCTTAAACTTAAGGATTAGCAATTTTTAACACCTTATCAATCTGATATAATTAAAGGAGTAAAAATGGGAAAAATAAACGATATAGACTTAACTAAATGGCAAGAGAGCGATGTCTGGACAGACAGCCTCTGGATTATTGATGAAAGAGATAAAAGTGGAAAGCACGACGGCTTCTATCACGGTAATTTCGTTCCGCAGGTCCCAAGACAACTTATAAAGAAATACACAAAGAAAGGTGATGTTGTCCTAGACTTATTTTTAGGTAGTGGTACCACGGCCTTCGAGGCAGAAACATTGAAAAGAAATTTCATCGGTGTAGATATCGTTCCAGAAATGGTAGCATATACCAAAGAGAAACTTGACGACCATAAAGATTATTTTTATGAGGTGATTGAAGGCGATAGTTCGAGCAAAGATACAAAAGAAAAAGTCCAAGCATTATTAGAAGCTAATAATAAAAGTACTGTGCAATTAGTTATACTTCACCCACCTTATGCAAATATCATAAAGTTTAGCAACAATAAAAATGACTTGTCGAACGCAACTTGCCTAAGCGATTTTATAAAAATGTTTTCAAAAGTTCTCAAAAATGCCTCCGAATTATTGGAGAACGGTCGTTATTTAGTAATAGTTATCGGCGATATATACAAAAACAGCGAGTGGGTGCCGCTAGGTTTTTATTGTATGAACGCCGCCCAAAAACAAGGTTTCAAATTAAAAAGTATTGTCGTCAAAAATATGTCTGGCAATAGAGGCAAACGAAATCAGGAAGGCATATGGAAATATCGCTCGCTAGCAAACGATTATTATGTTTTCAAACATGAATATGTTTTGATTTTTAAGAAAGGGTGAGTTTATTCTTCTTCAATAGTTCGGCAACACCAGCCATATTAAAACGGAACTTGAAATTATCTCGGTTGTTGTGAACCTGAAATTCGCCAATCGTCACACCGTCATATTTTACAGTAGTGCTCTCATTCCATTCTGCCACAGTGCTTTTAGTAAATGAAACTTTACTTTTGTCCCAGACTGGGCTACTTGATTTTTCGAATACGACAAATTGAGGATTATTGGTTGAGTTATCGCTTCTATCTACGACATTATAAAAGTGAACCAAATAATCACAATCAAACATATTCTCCCAGTATAAAGCAAGTAATTCATCAATTCTGGTCAAAGCGATCTGCTTAAATAAGCGTGCTTTCTCCGCATAAGTCGAAGGAACGGTTTCTATTGATAATGCTTTAGCAAGATGACTATACCAAGTACTAGATGAAGCCTGGCCAATTCTCTGTGGGGCAGCCTTTCCTAGTGCCTGCTTGTTTGTTTTTACCGATAAGGTTTTACCACCAGAAAGATTAAAATCAACTGCGTTCTGGCCTTCAGCGATATGCTTGATTGGACTTGGGATATTATAGGAAACAAAAATATCACCGACAATTGGCTTAATTGATTGGGTTATACTGCTAACGCCTCTTGAGCGATAAGTCGGATTAATACTAACACCAAAGACATCCGCAATTGCAATTTCTGCCGAGATGCCAACTTGCTCATTATTTAACATTGAAATTGTCCTTCCTTATTAAGTACTACTTATTTTAACATATTTTTGAAAAAAGTAAATATAAGCCCAAATACATGTAATCTGTGGTAGAATATAAATATGAACTACATTGGCAGCAAGTTATCTTTACTAGATTTTATCGAAAAGTCCGTAGATGAAGTTACTTCAGGCGATTATGCTTCTGTTTGCGATCTATTTGCTGGAACTGGAGCGGTCGGAAAACACTTCAAAAAGAAGGGCAAAAAGATTGTTTCCAATGATATACAAACATACAGTTATGTCCTAAATCGCCATTATATCGGCAATCATAAGCCTCTAGAGTTTAATGGTCTTAAGCAAGAGATTAGCGATCTAGATAAAAGCGATAATGAAATTGCTACTGTTTGCGACTATCTCACGAATATTCCTGGGGAGGATGGCTTTATTTTTACCAATTATTGCCTCGGTGGCGGTCAAGGAAGACAATATTTTTCCGATGAAAATGGGAAGAAATGTGATGCAATTAGAAATACAATCGAAACTTGGTATAAGGCTGGCAAAATAAATGAAGATGAATACTACTGTCTTCTTTGTTCTCTTCTCGAAAGCATTGATAAGGTGGCAAACACGGCAAGCGTATATGGTGCATTCCTAAAATCTCTAAAGAAATCAGCACAAAAGCCTCTCGAACTTATTCCAGCAGAACTGATTTTGAATGAACATGAACATTTAGTATTCAATGATGATGCAAACAAGGTGGCAAGCGAGCAATATGTTGATGTCCTGTATTTGGACCCACCGTACAACCAACGCCAATATGCTACAAACTATCATTTGTTAGAAACTATTGCTAAAAATGACAACCCAGAAATTCACGGCAAGACTGGGCTTCGTGAGTATAAGCAACAAAAATCGCTATATTGTTCTCGTTCCCAAGTTAAAAAAGCATTCTCTGATTTGATAGCAAATGCAAAAGCAAAGTATATTTTCTTAAGTTATAACAATGAAGGCCTTCTTTCGCTAGAAGATATCAAAGCAATCATGAATAGCCGTGGAGAATATGGCTTCTTCACGAAAGACTATCATCGCTTCAAAGCAGACGCTGGTAGGGATTATTCGGCAGACAAAACAGTCGAATACTTGCACTATGTAAAGTGCGCATAAAAGCCTTTTATACCGATAATTCTAATTACAGGAACCAGATTTTTTGGCATCTTCGTATCTGTAAAAGTGGTAAAAAATGGTATAATATTAACATTGAATCCGATTTTATAGTCGGTTTACTTGATTCAATGTTGTAAAGTTGCAGAAGTTTTATTGCTTCATCTAATTGCTCTCAGTATAGCACAGTTTCCGCTTAAGGTCAATATGCAAACGGAAAAAGACGCCTAATTTTTAGCGTCTTTATCCTTAAAAATTGTGGAAAACTTTATTTATTTTTTACAACTTTTTTATTTTTGGAGCGCCATTTCTGGTTCGTGATATTTTACAAATAGATTTTCTAACTGACCATCCAAACCGTGGATATAGCGTTGAGTTGTTTCAGCGTTAGAATGGCCAAGCATTTGTTGCATTTCTAAGAGAGTTGCCCCTTTCTGCTGAATATCTGTACCAAACGAGTGCCTCAATGCATGCGGATAAAAATCCATAAACCCAGCTTTGTGAAATGGTTTGCGCATTAGAATTCTTAGTTCGTCGACACTATATTGTCTTCCTCTTTGATTTATCCAAATTGTATCCTTGATGTCATTGTCTCGAATCCAAGCTTGAAGCTTATTGTAGGTGTCTGTCGTGATGTAGGATTCTCTTGGCTTAAAGCCTTTACCAATGAATTTAATTCGATTACCAAAAAGGTTATCTAATCTCAAGTTTCTTAATTCACTGATTCTTAACCCAGCATCAAAACTAATCTTAATTAGAAGCCAAGCCATCTCATCGGCATAGCTTAATGCTTTTTCTATTTGCTCTCGATTATAAAAGACTCGTCTAACTGGACCTTCTTTGAGCTTTTTAATGAGCGGTAACTTAATTGGCATATTGAGACCCATCTCACGAAAATAGCGTAGCATCGCCATTATGTGTGCCATTCGGGTGTTAATTGTCCGTGCAGAAGCTTCACGGCTAGATTGTGCCGCGATCCAGCGATTAAAAGCTTTGTTATCCAGTTCTCTTAAATCGTTTATCTCGGTATCTTCAATGAAGTGCTTATACGTATGGCGCTTACTATTAATTGTCATTTTGCTCATTTGGCGAGTAAACTCGCAATATTCCAAATACTCGTCAATTTGGGCATGAATTGGTTTTGTCATATTTTCCTATTCTGCCCACCCAAATTATTTTAATGATTTTTTGCTTACCTACTATTATTATTTTTAATATTCTTTTTCTATGGGCGTGCGATTTTGTAATAGCGCTCTCTGTTGAGTGGCGTGCGATTTCAGCACGCCAGAATTGACTAATCCACAAGGTTATCCACAAAAAATGTGGAGTTTTTCCACAAGTTTTCCACAGGCTAAGGCTTGACAACTAAAAACAGAGGTCTTGATTTTCTCTACCTCCGTTAAGCTTTTCTTAATTGTTGTTTACATCACAACAATTTGTATTTGTTTTTAGAGTTTTGATTTTTGCCTTGTTGAAATTGTATTAGTTTGACCTCTATCAGTTTATTTCGCTCTTTAATAATCTTGCCTTGCCACCACCCAGTTTGTTTTATCAGGTACTTAGTCCAAATCGCAAAATAACCACGCTCGTCTTTCTCCCAGACTCTACTAGCATTTTCTAACACCGCATACAAAAATGCTGCGTCTAGCCCTATCTTTTGAACTAGTTCCAAATCTAGTTGTACGAACTGGTTTTTGCCCATCTTACCTCGCTTAAATAGTTTTTCGCGAGGCAGAAGAATAGCCCCATGCTAAATGATGTGGTTTATCAAAAGCATGAGGCTGAACTCTATGTATCAATCGCATTATAACACGTCAATAACAAAGAGTCAATTTAGTGCTATAGATTCATCATCTTCTATGGTATAATTTAGATAATCATTTGCGACTTAACGGAAGTTCCGTTGGTCGTTTTTTTATTACGACTTGCGGCTACTTTCGTAGTCGCTTTTTGATTATGTAAATTAAAGGGCAATAAAACATGATTAAAAATATCACTATCGAAGGATTTGAGTTATCAGTTACCGCAAGGGTGCTGTGCGATAAGCTCGTTGATCGCAGAGCTCACTGTTATAGGAGCAATTTTGACTATGACGAATTACTAACGCAAGGAGTATATGCTTCAAACGACTTGTTGAACGATTTGGGGTTAGCTAGTGAATTACGGGTCAGGAGACGAGGAGCTAAGGCGTTTGTTTTTTGTGAATATACTCACAAAATTTTAGCAGAACTTGCAGTTTCAGCCGAAACGACTCGCTTTGGGCTACGCAGACCACGCTTCGTTTTGCTTAATCGTCGGGGGTTTGTCAAAGAGCAAACTATCGCCGATTTACTGATTAAATCTGAAAAGATACGACAATATCAGCGCTTTAAGCGCCGTCAAGCCAGTAATCAAATTCGCCACATTGAAAAAGCTAATCAATTTGCAAAGAAAGGAGCAAAGCGATGAATCAAATTATTAAAGTTAAACCAAACAAAGGGGGTAGAGCCATCATCACGCTCTACGGCAGAGAATTTGACGTAACAGACTTGGCTGATTCAGCTGGGTTTGGCAAGCTCGAAGCTTTTGGCGAGGTCTATCAATTTGAAATTGTCGAAAATAGCGTAGCTCGAGCTGATCGAATTATCAATAAAGCGAAAAAGGTTAAAAAATGAACAATATCATAATCACCATTGCTACTGATACGAATAAGATAATTACCAGCGGTTACAACCCTAGTTTTTATGAGACCGAAGCTAAACAATTTGAGGACGTTGTAAAAGATTTAGAGAACATCAAGAAGAACCTCGCAGACGAAAAGCTGTTTATTTGTGTGGCTACTTGGGCTGATAAAAAAGAAAACTCAAGTGGCTTGATTTATGAAACGATTGATGAATTAATAAACGAATTTAAATCAAAGGAGTAATTATGAACCCTAAAAAAATTACCAAAAAGATAAAAGAAGCAAGAAATCTTGTTGAAATCCAACGCAAAAATATTACCGATGAGTATATGCAGGGGCTTTACAATGGCATGGAGTGTATCTTGTCAATTTTTGAATCTCGTGAGCCACGATACGCAAACCTCGAACCAAAAGATAGAACTAAGTTGAGAATTACACGCGATGGCCATGGCAGAGTTGTTGTGATGGCTGGTAATACTATCGTTAAGAATGTGACTAATGTGCGTATAGATGACATTACGGCAGAAACCATGGAAGGTACTGCGCGTGTTGGGGTTGAGGCTGAAATAACCGTGATTAATCCGGAAATTAATATTTAGGAGTTAAAATGGCAAAAGCAGAAGTTAAACCAAAGCGAATCAAAAAGTCTAAAGCTAAGGCTTCTGTTTCTGTTACTCGAAAACCTAAAAAGAAAACTAAAAAACTAGCAGAAACCAAACTAAAGAGGCACACGCTTGGCAGACCTTTGAAGTTTCAAACGGTCAAGGAACTGAAACAAGCGATCAATGATTATTTCGAAAGCTTGTTCGAGCCTCGCTTTGACATGTGGGGCAATCCAGTGATTAACAAAGCAACTGGTACGCAAATGATGAAAAAGTCTAAAGTTGCAACTGTCACTGGTTTAGCTGTGGCGCTAGGAACAACTCGTGAGACGCTATTAGATTATGAACTTGGTAAGCATGACGGCAAAGATTTGACCGTCGAGCAATTGGCTGAGAATGAACAAATTGAAGATTTTTCTGACACTATAAAAGAAGCCAAGCTCAGAATCTACTCCGACACCGAGCAACAACTCTACCAAGGCAAGGCGGTTGGGGCTATTTTCTCGCTTAAAAATAATTACGGCTGGGTTGATAAGACTGTCACCGAAACTACCCCGACCACTCCAATCAATCCATACGAAAACCTAACCGAAGACGAATTACGCAAGCTAGCCGGAGGTGATAATGGCTGATATGGCAACAATCGCTCGAGGTGCGAAAATTGAGTTAGCTCGTCGACACTTCTATGATTATTGCCAGCTCAAATTGCCTAATTTTTACAAGCCTGAGCGCACTTTTCTTAAAAAGTTGGCTGATGGGCTAGAAAATTTTGTACTAAACAGCGATAAGCATATCTTGTTAATCGAGGCTCCCCCGCGCCATGGCAAGAGTTTAACTGGTCAAGGCTTTACCGAATGGCTGTTTGGTAAATTCGGTCACGACATGTCGATTATGACAGGCTCTTATAACGAAACATTGTCGACAATCTTTGCGCGTGGCGTTCGCAATACCATTCAAACCATCAAAGTTGACCCGAATATTACAGTTTATTCGGACATCTTTCCAAGTACTAAAGTCAAATATGGTGAAGCGGCTCAGTCAATGTGGTCGCTTGATGGTAGTAAAGTTGTCAATTATCTTGCGACATCACCAGGCGGAACAGCAACTGGTATTGGCGCTAAGATCGTGATTATTGATGATGTGATTAAAAACGCCGAAGAAGCCTATAATGAGCGCATTCTATATAGTCACTGGGAATGGTTCAACAACACTGTTATGCAACGTTTGGAGGGTGAAAACTATAAAATTATTGTGATTATGACGCGCTGGGCGGAGCGTGATCTGGCTGGACGCTTGCGAGAATCGCGTCCTGACGATTTAGACATTCTAACTTTTAAGGCTATTCAAGATAACGGTTCAATGCTTTGCTCTGAGATTTTAAGTCGTGCTGGTTACGAAGCTAAAACTCGCGATATGAACCCAGACATTGTTGAAGCTAACTACAACCAGAAGCCAATCGATGTTAAAGGTCGACTTTACCAAGGTTTCAAAGAATGGGAGCGCTTACCGGCCGATGGTCGCGTGCTTAACTTCACCGATACAGCTGATACTGGCTCTGACTTCTTATGTTCAATTAACGGTATCGAATTTGACAAAGAGTTCTATATCACCGATTTAGTGTTTACCGACGAGGCTATGGAAATTACTGAGCCGGCAGTCGCTCACTTATTGTTTAGTGGCAATGTGAATGTCGCCAAGATTGAGTCCAATAACGGTGGTCGTGGTTTTGCTCGTAATGTCGAGCGAATTATTAAAGAGAAGTTTGGCAGTAATAAGACTATTATCGAGAGTATTCCTCAAACGAAAAATAAAGAGTCGCGCATTCTAGCTAGCTCTGCTTGGGTGCAGAATCATGTCTATATGCCACCCGGCTGGAAAACACGCTTTCCTGAGTTCTATAAGCAAGTCATGAACTACCAGAAAAAAGGTAAAAACGCTCATGATGACGCTCCGGATGTTTTGGCCAGTATTTATGAAAATATTGACAACGATCGCAGACCAACTTGGTTCTCTGACGATTCCACATCACGGCAAGACCGTGCCATTAGTTTCTAAGAAAGGATAAAATATGAAACGAAAAATCTTCACTCTGCCAAAAGACACTCAAATCACTGGTAAAATTCTAAAAAAGCTTATCGATAAGCACAAAGAATATATCAAGGACTACGCCAAGCTTGAATCGTATTATGAAGATGCTCCAAAAATTGAGCGTAAAAAGCCTAATGAGATCGTCGTTTATCACAACTTCGCAAAATATATCACGACTCTAAATGTCGGTCACTTACTAGGAAATCCCGTTCAGTACCAGGCAACCAAAGGAGTTGATATTGATCCGATTTTGGACTCTTACAAAGAGCAAACTATATCCGATCTTGATTCAGAAATTGCCGAAGATTGTAGCATGTTCGGTCGAGGCTATGAGCTGGTATTTATCGATGATGAGTCGGCCATAACGTCGGCTAAATTAGATGTTTACAACACTATTGTGGTTTACGATAATACTTTTCGGCAAGAAAAAATGTTCGCGATTGCTTACACTCCCATACTCGACGGTAAGGGTAAAGTTATTGTCGATAGTTACGATTTGACAATCTGGGACAGCTCCAATATCATCGAAGCTACTCTGGAAAAAGAACAATACACCGAAACCGATAAAAAAGAACACAATATCGGCTTTGTTCCAGTAGTTGAATATGCCAACAACAAACGCTTTAAGGGTGACTACGAATCAGTAATTACCGGGATTGATGCCTACAATATCCTACAATCTGACCGGGTGATTGATCGTGAGAAACTAATTGATGCTATTTTGGTGTTTTATGGTGTCACTATGACCGAAGAAGACCGCGAAAACTTGAAACGCAGTCGCGCAATGGGACTCCCGCCAGATTCTAAAGCTGAATATGTCATTAAAAACATTAATGAAGCTGATGCCGAAGTCTTGCGCAAGACAATCGCATCCGACATTCATAAATTCTCAATGACACCCGATTTATCTGATGAGTCATTTGCTGGCAATAGCTCTGGCGTAGCGATTCTCTATAAAATTCTAGCTTTTGAGCAGAATGTAAAAAAGAAAGAGCGCTACTTTGAAAAGGGTCTGATGGAGCGTTTTGCAATCTATGCGCATGTCCTAAAGGTGAAAAGTAAGATCTCGACCGACATTCAACTTAAAGATGTTGACGCTATCTTTAATCGAAATCTACCAAAGAATGACTTCGAAACCAGCCAGATGATTAATAATCTACGTGGCACGGTAGACACTCCACTGTTAGTCAGTCAATTGTCTTTTGTGCGTGACGGTGAAGAGACCTATGAACTTGCTCAACAGGAGTTACAAGAAACTGATAAATATGATGAAAAGGATATTCCGGACAGTAATCAACAATCACGAACCGAAACCGAAGAACCAGAGGAATAGCTAAATGGCGAAAGTGCCGAAGCCGAGATACTGGAAGCCTGATGAAATTAAGGTCTTACCTAAAGAGCTAAGAAACGAGTTTTTTGGGCAAGATACGAGTGGTTGGAAATTCAAAAAGAAAACTGAATTATCGAAAAACGAGCATAAGACCCTCGCTCCAATCTTAAAAGCTCATAAGTTTACTGAAATTTGGCGCATACCAGAAGTTTTGACACCTAGTGGCATCCAAACTCCTGACTTATGGATTGATCGCGTAAAAACCGAAATTAAAAGTGCGACAACTATTGGATCTATTCAGTCTCAAATTAGAAGTGCTTCAAAACAAGTCGGCGAAGCTGGACGAATAATTTTGGACGTATCCGAATCGCCACTGTCGAATCAAGAACTCTTTAAGGAAATCGCTCAAAAACTAAACAGATATAATAAAGCAACTATTTCTACCGATGTCATAAAAGAAAACGCTGTTATTGGGACAATAAGTAAAAGCCCCGCGCAATCTGCCAAAGGGGCGGAAGGTCGGGACTTTTATGAGATAAAAATATCACAGAAGCCTCAAAAAGTCAATAGCGATAGGCTTTTAGCGACTAAGACCACCAAACCTCGCCTTCGCACTCAATCTCGCACTTATTGGCAAAAACGCTCAGTTGAACGGACTTTAGAGTCAGAACGTCAATCACTGCCCTATTTGCGTCAATCTCGCCAGGTTTACGCCAAGTCTGCTCGCGAAGTTACCAAACAGGTACAAGACATTTATGCCAAATACTACAAAGATAATGGCTTTGATGTGCAAGCCTTGCGCCAACTAGCGCCACAAGGTGATGTTTTGCGCCTCAAAGCTCGCATGCGCAAGCTTGGGCTAGAAACTGAATTACCAGATAATTATGCGTTCCGTGTCAATCGTTTGGAGCTACTTAATCTCCAAACGCGAGCCGAAGCCTACGAAACTGGCCAGAAAATCAAGCAAATCACCAGCAAAAGCCTATCTCAAACCTACAAAAATAGCTATTACCGCACAATCTATGACGCATCAAAAGGAATTGGTCACACACCAGCTTTTTCACAGCTTAATACCAAGACAGTTAGCAAAATCCTCGATTCCAAACATTATGGCGAGAACTTTAGTGAGCGCATTTGGGGACGAAGCCAGAAGCTGGGCGTTGAGTTGCAAAACATCGTTAGTCAAGCCGTTGCCACAGGTCAAGCGCCAGCCAAAACCGCAAGATTATTGCGCGAGCGTTTTAATGTCTCAACTAGCGCCACCGCTCGTCTGATTCGCACTGAAACTAACTACTATGAAAACCAAGCCGAACTTGATGCTTACAAAGAGATGGGAGTCGAGGAGTATCAGTTTATCGCTACAATTGACACCAAAACCAGCGAAGTCTGCCAACATTTAGACCACAAGGTGTTTAAAATTAAAGACGCTAAGCCTGGTGTTAATATGCCACCAATGCACCCAAATTGCCGGTCCACAATCACAGCTTATTTTGGTAAAGAATGGGAGCCAGAAGTTCGTATTGCGCGCGATCCAGCGACTGGTCGCAATGAGTATGTAACTAATATGAGCTACCAGGAATGGGCTGATAGGTTTGTAGCCAAGCAAGCCACTGAACAAAACACTTCTATCGTTAATGACTTAATATCGGTCGATAATTTATTAAAATACAGCCCGATGCGATTCGCTAAACATGATCGCAATTGGCTGGACGAGATTATCACACAAGCCAAAGAGCTAATTAACGAAAATCCAGAACTACGTGATCAGATTAGATCTAAAGGTGGTATTTTGCTTGAAACTGGTCGAAGTAAGGTTTCAAAAGCTTCAACACCGCGCGACAATTCGAAAATCATCCTGCATCGGTCATTTCTGAATAAGCCAACCTATCTCAAAGAACTGGAAGCTGAAATTAAGTCTGGATTTAAAGTTAAAGTGCCGGAAAACAAAATGTCAATCTATACTATCACCCACGAAATCGGTCATATTATCGAAAACTTTCTGATGGGTAAAAGTGTTAATAATGACGCTTTAGCACGCAGTATCCAGCGTGATATAATTAATTTAGCCAAACAAGCTAGTGGTAAAACAGTTAAAGAACTGCAAGCACAAGTTTCAGGCTATGGCCATCAGAACGCCCGCGAGTTCTTCGCCGAAGTTTATGCCGACTACAAACTCAACGGCAAGAGCGACGTGGCACAAGCGATGGGTAAATATTTAAAATCGAGGTTTAATCATGGAAAGCGAAAAAACGTTACCATACTTCATGACAAATAAAGATTGGTATTATACTGATCTTGAGTTTGAAAACGAATATGGCGGCAATATCCATCTGACCGAACTCGGCAAATTAATTCCGGCTGTTGTGAAGAGTTTTGCCAAGTTTTATGCTGTTGAATATGACGACGATGGCACTATTGTTGATTCATAAGTATTTATGTTATAATTATCTTTGAAATCATTTGCGACTTAACGGAAGTTCCGTTGGTCGTTTTTTTATTACGACTTGCGGCTACTTTCGTAGTCGCTTTTTGATTGGCAATATTAAGCCGAGAGGCGTTAAATCGAAAGGAGCTTGTATGCCACATGTAGAGGGCGACAACGAACAACCAGCCGGAACTGATCCAAAAACCGAGAAAGCTGGTGAAAATAATCAGGATCAGAGTCCAAAGACTTTTTCTCAAGAAGAAGTCAATGACATTATTGCAAAACGCGTTAACGAAATTAACGCTAAAAACGACGAAAAGACGGCAAAAGCTATCGAAAAAGCACTAGCCGACTACGAACGTAAGCAACAAATGTCTGACGAGGAAAAAGCTAAAGACGAGCTAGAAAAAGCGCAAGCTGAAATAGCTAATAAGGAACGCGACCTGTTAATCCGCGAGAATCGTGCCGAAGCACGCGAAATTTTACAAGAGAAATCAATGCCAAGCGTGTTTATTGATTATGTTGTTGACGAGAACCTCGAGACAACCAAGCAGAATATCGACAAGTTCGAAAAAGCTTGGAACGAGGCTTTGGCAAAAGCAGTCGATCAAAAGCTCGCCGGCAAAACGCCAGTTGATCCTTCCACTAAAACTCCACCAAGTGGCGATAGTGATAAGCTCAGCACGCGCGATCTTCTCTTTGGCAAGAAAGGATAATATATGCCAATTACTTTAGCTGACGCAAAACAACTCAGCCAAGACAAACTAACTGACGCCGTAATTGACGAATTCCGCACCTCCGCTCTGTTGAACGATTTGGAATTTGACAACACTGTCAAGCCACAAGGTGGCAAATCTCTGGCCTATGCCTATAACCGTATCACCACTCAGCCAACCGCTGGCGGTCGTGCAATTAATGGTGAATACACCGCTCAAGAAACTAAAACGACCAAGCAATCTGTTGAACTCAAAATCATGGGTGGCTCGTATCAAGTTGACCGTGCTATCGCTGCCAACGAAGAGCAAGTGGTAGATGTCGTTGAGTTTCAATCAAAGCAAAAAACCAAAGCAACTATTGCTGAAATTCATAACCAGATCATTAACGGTGATTCCGGAGCTAAAGCAACCGACTTTGATGGCTTGAACAAGATCTTGACTGGTACAACCAGCGAAATCGTTCCAGCCGCAGCCATCGATTTAACCGACGCCGCTAAAATTAAAGCCAATAGCGCTGAATTTTTGCGCATGTTGCGTAAGACTATTGGTAAATTAGACGGTGCAGCAACTCACATCTTGATGAATAGTGATATGTTCGCAGCCTTCCAATCAACCGTCGACAACGCCCATGGCTTAACAGTGGCTCGTGACGAATTAGGCAACGAAACTTACAAATTCGGTACTGCTAAGATTGTTGTGATGGGTTCAAAGCCAGGTGGCAATACCCCAATTATCGAAACCAAATCTGCCGGTGGTGAAACTTCAATTTACATCATCCGTCTTGGTATGGATGGTTTCCACGGCGTAAGCCCAGAGGGTAACGATTTGGTGAAGACTTATTTGCCAGATTTTAGTACTCCTGGCGCGGTAAAAACAGGTGAAGTTGAGTTTATCGGTGCAACCGTTTTGAAATCAACCTCAGCCGCTGCCGTATTACGCAAAATTAAAATTGCTTAGTGAAAGGAGTTGAAATGAAAGCGATTATCAAATCACCAGTCGAAGACTACATGGGTATCTCTGCCTCAGTAGCTTTTGCTGACGGAAAAGCCGAAGCTGATATTAGTGAGTCTCAGCTTGAATACTTCGAGTCTGCTGGCTACGAAGTCACAATCCTAGAAGCTGACAAAGCCAAAGGAAAAGGCAAAAAACCAGTCGAAAAGCCAGAAGCTGACAAAGCTGAGGGAAAAGAAGCCGAAGCTGACGGCGAAGCAAAATAAGGACGAATATGGACGATCAACAGAAGAATCTAATCAAGGAATACGCTAAAAAGTTAAACAATACTATAACTGACAACGATTTATTGGATTTCGTGGTTGATTTAACTGTTGATCGCGTCCTGATTTATCTCAACGAGGATAAATTAAATCCGAAGCTAAATCGAGTGGTAGCACAGGCAGTAGTTGGCGTTTATAACAAAACCAACGCTGAACGCACCAATTCTGGCGCACCTGAACAAGCCATTAGCTCGATTAGCGATAACGGGCAGTCTGTTTCCTACTCTAGCAAGGTTAAGAGTTATCTTGGCTCGGCTAGCGACGACGAATTATTCAATGGGTTTGAGAGCTTATTGAAACCTTATCGGAGGGTCAATGTTGTTTCCTGATTCAGCAAAGCAAGCTATTTCTAAAGCATTTTACGACAAAGAAGTGGCAATCTTGGAGAAAACGGAAACTATTGACGATGAGGGTGGTGTTGTCAAAGGTGGAACGACTGTCAAAAGCACATTTACAGGCAATGCCAGATTCGCAGAGCTTGGAGCGCTACAAACCGAACTCGGACTGGTTTCGCAAATTAATATAGCAATCACTTGTGCTACGGACACTGCCGTAGCAGTCGATGACCTGTTGCAGTATCAGGGCATTAAATATGTTGCTAAATCGGTGATTCCGTCCGATTCGCATTTGTTGATTGTGGGTGAAAGATGGGTGGCATAAGCGCCAAAGTGGAGATTGTGGGTTTAGCTGAGCTAAGCCAGAAAATCACCAGAATGGCCGCTAAAACACCCGATGAACTGACCAAAGCGCTCAATATGGGCGCACTAGCTGTTTCATCAACCGCAAAAAGCACTGTTCCAGTTCAAACCGGCACATTACGTAACTCAATTCACGCAATTCCCGCAGTAAAAAAAGACAACGACGTAGTAGCGACTGTCGGAACTTCGATGGAATACGCTCCGTATGTCGAATTTGGCACTGGTGTGCGTGGCGATGCAACCAATGACAATCCAGAAGTTAAGGCTTCTTACGCTTCGGATTGGGCTGGTCAAATCGCTCAGCCGTATCTTTATCCGGCTTTACAAATGAATAAAGATAAAATCAATCGCCTAGTGGCTCAAGCGGTCATTAAGGCGGTAAGGAGTAACAATGACTGATAGTTTATATTTACCGAAAAAAGACGTTTACCAGGCTTTATCCAGCCTCGGTTATTATTGCAGTCAGACGGCGCAAGCAGTTTTTTCGGATAAACAGCTACCAGCTATTGTGTTCCGTGTCGGTGATAATAGCACTGAGGTTGACCTAGATAACGACCTAGGTCGTCAAAGTATCACTATTATTGTCGATATTTTCGCAAACGATAGTAAATCCGCATCGGAAGTCTTATCTAAAGCTGACACAGCTATGCGTAAGCTTGATTATCGTTTGTCGTACTCAGCCGATGTTCCCACACCGGCTGGCGCACTCTATCACATCGTGTCGCATTTCGACACCGTGCGGTAGACATTCCTTGTCTGAAAGGAGTAATTTTATGGCAGGAATTCGAGCAAAAGGCACTAAGGTTACTATCAAAAAAGTTGGTAGCGAACCAAATGATTTAGTGCTTAAAAACCTCACCTCAATCGGTGAACAAGCAACTGAGATCGAGGAAATCGATGTCACTGACCACGACAGCCAAGGCAAAGAATATATTGCTGGTGACCGCGACGCTGGTTCACTTGATTTAGCTGGCAACATCAAAGACTCAGCTCAAATCGAAAAGCTTCAAACAATTTTTGATGCCGGGAAAAACCGTCAATTTGAAATTGAATACCCAAGTGGCGATAAGCTGGCCTTCGAAGCTTATATTTCGAAATTCGGCTTTGGTGAAGCGGCAACTGACAGTATCTATGCTTTCAGCGCTACTCTACGCATCAGTGGTAAACCAACTTTCACTAAACACGCCTAGTGAACGCTCGGGTGGTGCGTCATCCACCCAACCGAAATAATCTAAACAGGAATTTTACAAAATGATTAAAAAGCTAGATTACACCAACCCATCTTTTATTGCTCAAATTGAAGACGAAAAAGGTCGTAACTTCTTCGATTGTTTGGCTGAGCTTGGGTCAAAACCAGGTTTTAGTTCAATGTTGTTTTTGTTTTTATGTGGAGGAGGCACACAAGAGCAATATAACGAAGTATTTAAAGAAGGCGGATTTGTTGAGCTAATGACACTAATTAGCGGAGGCTTGATGGAAGCTGGTTTTTTAGGCGAGAAGCAGGAAGTGAACTATCAAGAATTGAGGAAAATGGTCAAAGCCTCAATGGACGAAGCATTAGCGAACGCCCCACAGGTAGCTTCAAAGCCTATTGGCAAGCCCAAGAAGGCTTAGCCTTTGCGATTGGTATACCGATTGATCTATTCTGGCGAATTTCCCCCTTGCAACTGCAACATTGTTACGACGGCTACAAGCTCAAACAACGACGAGTGGTTGCTCAACAAGACGAACTAAACCACCTATTCGGTCGGTATATTGCTCTGGCCTTTAATAATCCTCAAAAATACCCAGAAAAACCTATCTGGGCTGATCAACTTAATCGCCTAGATACAAATACCAAGCAGATGTCCGATGGCGAAATGTGCTTGCGCGGCAAATTATTTGCCCAAAAATACGGAAAGGTCATAGAGAATGGCAAAAACAACAGTAAGCGAATTACAAGTTCTAATTAGTGCTAACGCAGCCTCATTCCAGGCTCAGCTAGATGCTGTTAAAAAACAAATGGCATCAATGGGCGCTGCCTCTAACTCAATGGGCAGTAAACTGGGCGCTGGGCTTAAAGGTACAATCGTAAAGTATGCTGGACTTGGCGCGGCAATTACTGGCGCATACAAAGCTATGCGAACAGCTTCAAGCTATATTGAAGATGAAAACTTATTCGCCGTGTCAATGAACAAGGCGGCTGATTTTACTCGCGCTTGGAGTGATCAAGTCGAGCGCTCTGTGGGCGTTTCTGGGGCTTGGTTACGCAAATATACTGGCGTTATGACCAATATGACCCAATCAATGGGCTTATCTCACGATACAGCTGCTAAATTAGGCAAAAATGTGGCGTTATTGTCACAAGACATCGCTTCTTTTTACAACATCTCGCCCGAAGCAGCGTTTGAAAAGATGCAATCAGCAATGGCTGGAATGCCAAGACCTCTACAAGAGCTTGGTATTATGGTTCGTGATCAAGAATTAGAGCAAACCGCCCTAGCAATGGGTATTCGAAAAACTAATGGTGAGTTCACTTCTGCCCAAAAGGCACTTCTCACCTATGAAACGGTTATTCGATCAACCAAAAACGCTCAAGGCGACTTAGCTCGAACTCTGAATACGCCAGCTAACCAAATGCGTATGCTAACAACTAATGCACGCAATCTTGGTGTAGCAATTGGTACAATGTTCCAACCATTGCTGAGTGTAGTTTTACCAGCTCTTAATGCAATCATTATGGCAGCTACGAGTGCCATCAGAGCTTTAGCTGGGTTATTTGGTATTGAATTCAAAGCCGATGCTGGTGGCATTGGCGAAGTCGCGTCCGGAGTTGGTGGAATTGGTGAGGCGGCCGATAAGGCTGGCGGCAAAGTCAAGAAGCTGAAAGGACAACTGGCTAGCTTCGACGAGATGAATACTCTCCAAGAACAAGATTCGGGAGGCGGATCAGGCGGAGGTGGTGGAGCTGGTACTTTGCCAACTATGGATTGGAGCAAATACAATGCTGGTCTCGATAACGCCAAAAATAAAGCCGTAGCAATGGCTGAGGCGATTAAGAAATTCTTCAAAGATTTCGGTAAAGGCTTTGATTTCGCTAAGATAGGTAATGCCTTCAAGCGTTTCTTTAATGATACTAATAAGTTTATCGAGCCGATCGGTAAGATTATTGGCGATTTGTGGGGATATTTCAAACCATTTATTTATTGGACGGGTAATGATCTGTTACCAGCATTTCTCAATGCTTTAGGTGGCGCGATTAATTTTGTTGGAGCGGTGATTGGTAGGGTTTGGGATTCGTTCTTGAAACCGTTTGTTGATATGTTCCTAATGCCGATTGCATCGTTTACCGGTGGTGTGATTGTCTGGACGCTAAACGCTATTGGTGATGGATTGAGGTGGATTGCTGAACAAGAAGGCGCTGTAACGACAGTATCAAACCTAATGGCGATTGTTGGCACTGGTATTGCTATTTGGCAAGGCTATCAGTTTGTTATTGGAGTCGTAGCGGCCGCTCAGTTAGCTATGAATGGCGTCATGGTTGCTGGAACTGCTGCTAGTGGGGCTTACGCGGCCGGTATTGGGGCGGTTACTGTTGCCCAAAATCTAGCTGCCACCGCTTCAACCTTATTCTCTAGTGTGCTAACAACAGTTACAAACCCTGCTTTCTTGGCTGTGGCTGCTGTTGCGACCGCTGCTGTGGTAGCATTCGAGGCGTTTAAGCTGGCTCAGGCAGAATCAAAACTGAAAGAAGAGCAACGAATTGATACCGTAAAGCTAAGCACACAAACTCAAAATTGGCATACTGAGGCTATTGAAGGTACGAAGCGCGCACTCGATGAGCTGTCTGGCAAGAAAATGGAGGCTAACGAAGCTGAGCTGGCTTATATGAGGTCGGTCGATCGGGCTAAGGAGGCTCGTAAGCTTTATAACGAAGCCGTTAAACAAGGTCGCTTAAGTGTTGACGATCTGCGCAAGCTTGAGCTTGAGGCAATTATTGCTGAGGGTAAAAGTGAGGAGGCTAAGAAAAAGCTTGAGCAAGCACAGAACGGCGTGACCGAAGCTATCAAAACGCATGAAAACCAGCAATGGAAAGCCATTATGGCACAAGAACAAGGTCGCTTGATGGCACTTGCTCAAAAGGGTGATTATGGCAAACTTAGCGATGAATTACAAAAATTAGCAAAAAGCGAACAATATTACACTGACGAACATGGCAGAAAAACTCGAATGTCTAAAGACGACACAAGAGCAATGGCTGAATTTATCGGCGACCAATTAGCTAAAATTAACGATGGCAATGGCAAGGCTTGGAAAGGCATTTGGGACAAAGCTGACAGAAGTGTTGACCAACTGAAAAATTTGTCACCTAAGATATTCGAAAATGCGAAAGTTTCTGGTGAAAACTTTGGCCGCGGAGTTCAACAAGGTATCGCAAATCGAAATAATGATATTTATCGTGCTGGCTGGAATCAAGCCGACCAAGGCATGAAAGGATTTAATGCCCGTCTAAAAATTCATTCTCCATCTCGAGTAATGATGAAACAGGCTGGGTTTTTCTCAGCCGGCATTATTAACGGGCTCAAAGCTACTACTTCGATGGTTCGCCAAGCTTCGTCAAGTCTCGCTGGTAACATGGCCGATGCGTTCAATGAGTCGTCGCTTGATAATATCGTAGCGCCGGATTTTGCAAAGGAATTCAATAAAGATGTATTGTCGGCCAGTGGCTCAATCGGTGGCGAAATTAGAAGCGTAGTAGAAGCTAATGCTCCACATGTAACAGTAAACATCGGTCCAGACACTATTGTAGATAGAATTGTCGAGGCTATTAATCAGCGAAGTATGATGAAGAATCAGACAGTGATTGATATATAAGCTTGATTTTTCTGTCTGTATATGGGATTATGGAGATGTCTAAAGCAAATCGAACTGAAAACCGCTATTTGTGCGGCTGATTTCCACTAATGGAAACGGCACCGCATAAACAACTAGTGGAAACTCAGTTCGTGAATGGTTTTAGACATCTTGCGGTGTCGTTTTTAACTTTTAAAAAGGAGATTTTATGAAGAACGATAAAAACTTAATTATCAAAGTAGGTGTAGTTATTGGAGCAATTGTTATCGCTGTCGTGGCGTTTTTTTTATTTAATAATCAGCAAAAAAGCCCTAACCAACCTAAGCCGATAAACGAAATTAAGCTGACGATAGCCGAAGAGTCAACAGTGTCAATGATTAACTTAATAATCGCAAAAGCAGAGCTTAGTTCGCCACAGACAGCCCATGTGATGTATTTAAGTCAGATGGGAGATATTGCCAAGCGCTATAATCCGTCCACTGATTGGTTTGATGGTTCAAAAGCAACATTTAATGCTAAGATTGATAAAAGCGAGAAGCAACAAGTTATCACCTTATCCGACGAATCCTATTGTGCCGAATTCACTCTGCGAGAGGATGTGCCATCAGAACATACACTAACTCGCTACTCGTTCGGCCGAAAAGACTGTCCTGGTAAAAAAGTTATGTTTTTAACAACAGAGGAAATTGACAAATTGCCGAAATCAATGAAGGAATAGCCTCAAAATAGAATATATTTGGTGGTATATGGGTAGCATTTGCTCCTGGACGCGTGCCAGTTTGCTACGATAGCTCACAAATTGAGTTTAATGCACCTAAAAAGACAGGCGGGACGAAAACGGTTACACTCGATGTTAATCAGATACCACCACATAGTCACCCTTATTATTTCGAAGATGGCAATGCTACGGCTGGCTATGGATATAATCTAAAATGGGAGAATGGTGGTCGGCAAGGTCCTGGGATTTGGGCTAACAATCCAAGCTCTGTCGGTGGCGGTCAGGCGCACTCTAACTTACAGCCATATGCTGTGGTTTATGGATGGGAAAGGATTAATTAGGCTATACGCTCCCAAGTGTAAACAACAGAGTAAGGTGGTATATTATTATGAGCTTGTCCGCCACCAACAGCTTCTGTGTGAAGATTGCTACCTCCGGTGTTATTTTTCCATGCGAAATTAGAAATATCTAGGACATTCTCGCCTTGATCATCTGTGGATATCGTTACGCCGCTACCATTCGCCGCAGCCCATCTTATCTTAGAAGAATGCGGTGGTATCTGATTATTATTTATGTTATAATATACTTATGGTTATCTGCTAGTTTATCAACTTTCTAGCACACGGTAGCCATGATATTCGCTTCATGGTAAAATAGAACCAACGAATCATTTGCGACTTGCTTTAGGCAGTCGTTTTTTATTTAGAAAGGAAATTAACTATGCTAGTCAAAGAACTAATCGGAAGATTAAACAGCTATAACATGGATGCTGAGGTTATATTCGAGGGCGGAGATCAATTAGAGGTCGAATTAGTCAACAATAAAGACGAAATCATTACTGATGGCGGCAATGCTAAACAGGTTAAAGTCCGAATCGTCTCGGCTGTTGAGCTACCTAATTCATCTGGTGCCACAATCGGTGCGCCTTTAGTCGAACCAGAATCTTAAATAAAATAGACCCGTTTGGGTCTATTTTTCTATGTTTTCGTGTGTGATGTGCCGTCTGATGGTCTTTTTGCCGTATATTTTACGCCACTCTTGCATGACTTGATGCATATATGAGTTTCCCCCTAGACTGACATAATTCTCATAAACTTGCTCTATGACTTCTCCTTTATCGGGAGTGTTGTGGATCAATTGGAGCAATTCAATCCGCAAATTTCCGACTCGGTTCTTATCGAGAGATCGTTGCATTTCTGATATTGTCGCGTCGATCCCCGATAGAGATTTGGCAATTTCATCGTTAAATTTAAACTCTTGACCAACGAAACTGTCATCATGAATATCTAACCGTCTGATGTGATTGATTGAAAACCTGCCAATTAGAATAGCGATTAGTTTACCCACCTTGAGTGAGGTCATTACGATTGTTGTTGCTGCCGCTAAAACTCCGGCAACAGTTAAAACCACCTGAGTATCCATACTATTTTAAGCGTCGAATTTGCTGATTTGGATAAATCAAACCACGATTTTTGATGTTATTAAAGTCAGCGAGTCGCTGAGTATAACCATTGTCACCATATAAGCCGTTAGCTGATGGCCACCAGCCTTGATTTAGGCTAATTCCGCCCAAAGTATCGCCATGCTGCACGATATATGTGTCAGCAAGTGCCTTATTTTGGCTAATTTTAGCGTTTTCTGGGGCTTTTGGAGTCTGAGTTGAGTTGCTAGCCGTTTTGGTGTAAATCTTTGGCCTAAACGCTCCTGCGAACGAATTAAGGCTCATGTTGATAATGTTAGCTGTTGAGCCACCACCCGAACACGCAGCGCCCCCTTGATTAGTGCCAAATAACGCGACATAGCCGTTATTGTAGCCACCGAGTGCTACGCCGACATGCCCCCAAGTGCCATTTGAAGTAATTACCCAATCACCAGCTTGAAGTTTAGTTTTGTCCCAAACCATTTCAAACTCTGAACCTGCGTTTTTCTGCCAACAGCCGTCTTGAATAGTTCCTTTAGCCGCGCCAGTTCCACAGGTATTAAAACCGCGACCAGCGTAGTTTTTCCAGAATAAATTAGCTAAATCCCAACATTGCGAGCCATAAGCCCCGTCGGTGTCGATACAGCGGCCGAAAGTGGCATTTTTAAAGTTGGCGATAGTGTCGGTCGGCACATACCAACCTTGACCACAGTCTTGACCGTCTGGGCATTCGTTGAGTTTGCCAGAGTCAATAGATTCAACCGTCGGCACATCAATCAGTTCATCAGCTCCATTGATGGTAATGAGGGCTTTTTTCGCCTCTTTGGCCATCACTAATTTAGCTTGTTTAATGAAATCTTCGGTCGATTTGTCAATTTTGGCGTTTTTGCCGTCAAACGTGATACTGCCGTTTTCAGCTGGCTTGCCTAAAAGAATGAATCCAGTGCAAAGGCCAGCGACAAACAACACAATCAAGATAGCCAGGCTATTTGAAAACCAATTACTGATGTTATTTCTTAGATTTTTCATTTAAACTTTCCTTGTCGGCATTGTTCTTTTGGTTTGTGACCCCTAAGAAGTAAATATTGACACCACCGCTAAACAGCAGAGCGGTCTGAACGAGTTGTTTACTCAGCTCTTCAAAACCCCAAGTAGATCCAAGCCCTTGAATGATAAAGGCAATGAATGACAGTAGGCCAACAGCTATCGATAATTGGCGTGTAGTTTTCTTTTTTAATTGCATTGTTTTTCCTTCCCCGAGCCAATAAAAAACGACTCGATTTTGATTATTGAGTCGCAAATGATTAAGTAAATTATAACATATTTAGACGGTAACATTGACAAATAGTCAGTTACCTAGAATTAGTGGTGATTTTCAAGCGCTCATTCCTGATGGATATGCAGTATCCGGCGTTTTTAACTATAAAAATTGGGTCAATGCCAATAAAAGAGTTGCCCCAAACACTGCTAGCCAAAATACCATTTATGGCTTTTCTATGTCATTTGGCAATGATGAATCCCACTCTAATCTACAACCATATATTGCAGTTTACCAATGGCTCAGGGTAGCTTAGGAAGTTCTTAGCCATTGATAGACCGTTACGTACGGTTGTAGGTTCGGATGGGCTTGACTGTCGCCAGCTCTAACTAAATAATTCCCAATCTCGTAGCCTCCATAAGTGTTATCGTGTATCACAAACCGAGGCTTTCCTGAGCCATTTATCCATGTATTATTAACTGGAATAGGCGCATTCTGACCATTACTAGAGTGACTATGGTTCGGCATTTGATCAATTGTCAATGTTACCGTCTTAGTACCACCAGTTTTATTCGGAGCATTAAACTCAGCTTGAGTTGGATCGACACCGACGATTGTTCGTCCCTGGCCAAATGCTACCCATATACCACCGTAAATGGCTTGGACTTTTTCTGGGGTGTCAAGAGTGGTCGAGAAAATTACCTCACCAACATGCGACACCCTGAGAGGCTGTTCGTTATTATAGATTAAGCCATCAAGCCCGATTCGCATGATTGGCACGCCAACTCCAACTATAAAGTTGACTTTAGTAGTTGATAATCTATCAGTGATTTGAACCTCAAACTCATAGGACTTAATGTTGTTAAGATTTAGCCAGAAATCAGCTACGCCAATTACGCCATTAGCGCCCATTGTTGAGGTTAAGTCAGTCCAATCCTTAATCCAATTGCTCGTTCCTTGTTCTCGATAACGATATTGCACGCCATTGGAACTGTTGACACTATTTTTATTAGAATTGCCGATTCTGAGCAATGAAACTAAACCCTCGATATGGATCTTGGTTTCTTTATCAAAGTTATTGCGACGCTCACCTCGAGCGATGACGGTCGGCGCATCATAAGGTATGACCTGGACAGCCTTATTAACACTAGTGCGATTACCACGCGAGTCTTGAGCTGTGACCGATAACGCAACATTCGTATTGCTATTAATTGTACCAAAGTCAATATTAACCGTGTCATTCGAGGAATAATTGGCCGTTTTGGTTTGGCTATTAATCGTGCCAATATATTTTTGCATCGTGGCCGACTTTTTCGGAATAGCCTTGTTGGCTGTCGTAATTGTGGCGCGTAGGGTAGACTTACCCTGGATGATATATTGGTCGTTGCCAGTGATTGCTTTAGTCGTGCCATTAGTGTCGGCATAGGCGAAATTACTGAAAGTCGGATTAGCGTTAACAATTGATACGGTCTTTTGAATATGGGGTCGAGAATCATTGCCAGCTATATTAGACCATAAGAAAAAACGAGCTGGTAATGAATTAGTTCCGGAAGTATGATTTCTAATCTGCTGGCGCTCCGAATCTGTTAAATGAAATGTGTAACTCGATCCGCCCTTATCAATATCACGATAGTCAGCTAGTGGAGTGTAGTTATCATCTTTAAAAATACCAGCTCGTAAAATACCCATATTATGACCGGCCGGGTTAGAATAGGTTATCGTTGGGTTGCCTTCATCACTAAAATCTTGTGCACTTAAAATCACCGCATTACGTGGAATGCGTGGCAAGTCCCAACTTCCCGAACCCCAAGCGTTGGTTTGAGCAGCATAAATTGCGGCATTACCATCTGCCCCAAAGTTACGAGTACCATCAGAGTTGTGCCAAATTGTCGTTTGACCGCTTGCGACCCGACCACCCCAAACTCGTCCACTGCCACGGCTATGAACCACCGATCCATTAACTGAGATTGTTGCGCGAAAAACTTGAATCCAAACACTGCCAGACCAATTGGCATCCCACCACCAGTCAATTACTGAATAATTTCCGCCAATATCTTGACGATTAAGACTCCAACCAAAAGTCGTATTATATCCACCCCCGTTAATTCCGAAACTACCTGATGTTGCCATCTAATTTTCTCCCTTATCTGCTACAAACGCCCAACCAGCTCGATTGGTTTCGGTGATTGGGATAATTCTGATTGGAGGCATACTAATCTGGTCAACTGCCTCGAGTTTTTGAACAAAAGTCCGGTCACGATTTAACCAAAAAGTCTTTTTCTCACTACCGCTAGCGTTTGAATAGTTAGCGATTTCAAGCGGTGTAAACTTCATATAGTCGCCACTATGAATGCTATTTTTGATAATCATGCCATCAAGGTCAATGATTACATTAGTGTTGTGAATTTCGCCGTTAGCTTGCTGCCAAACTGTCGTTTTATCACCGACATTGAGCATTAAGTCAGTGATAAATAGCGCTTCGAGATTGCTCGAAGTCTCAATTTTGACTGTTAAATCTGTGAGTTCAGGAATAAAGTTGGCTATTGTTACTTCTTCCCACAAGTATTCCTGCTGATTGTTGATCGTAATAGTTCGCTTATCTGAATTGTTAGTTGAAATTGAGATAGTAGCTTGTCCAATTAAGCCTTTTTTAACCCGAGCCGACAGTGACAAGGGTTTACCAGGCGTAACGATAATTGTTTGAGAAATGCTCGAATTTGGCCATAAAGCAATTTGACTGCCACTCTTAGCACCGTGCGTTAGGCTTTCGGCTGATGTATTAGCTCGAACTGTACCGGTAACCGACCAAACAGTAGGTACTCTCTCAGTGTTGGTCGCATAGCCAACTGAGTTATGTATCAAGTTAGAGCCGCCAGTTGTTTGAATAGTATTAGTGATGTTGTTAATATTTTGGGTGATTTGGGTATAGTTTTCGGTGATGCGGTTGTCAAGCTGATCCGTGCGCGATACGATACTCTTAATTTCTTGATTTTGTTTATCTACTTTAATTTCAGTGTTGTAGATTGTCTTAATGATTCCACCGGCCCTAGCATAATTGGTTTGTTCTTTAGTCGGGGCAACGCCACTGATAAATTCTTTAATTCCTTGACTAATTTCTAGCTTCATCTGAGTAATGATAATTGACCACGATTCAGCGCCGTTTGATACAGTGATTCGGTCGCCAACTTGATAGTAGCCATGTCCCTCAGTTTCCGCCTCGAACGGATAAAACTCAAAACCTTTGATTGAGTTAAGCAGTGGCATGAGCATCGTTTCTCGATTGTCATCGAGCAATTCATTATTAGCAATTTTGACGTCAGTTAGACCATTTTCTTTGAACTCCACAAAGTTGCTGAAACTGTCTTCTTGAGCTAAATACAAATCATGAAAAACTCCGTCAAATTCGCCAACATACGCATTGTCTGAGCCTCTTGATATAAGCAACATTAATCGATAGTTTCTATAAAAATCAGGCTGATACATAAACTTAGCGTATTGGTTATCGATACCCCATTTTTCAAACAAAACAATTCGCCTATCATCAGACTTGCGGATACAATCAATAATCACGCCCATTTCACTGCGTTTAGTGCCTGTCAATCTGCCAAAGCTGAAAATATAAGGCTTTCCAGATTCCATTCGTCCAGATGGGAGGCCATAATTAACAGACCTCCAAGTTTGATTATCTAAAACATCTCTTATTCTGATCGAGTTCCTAGAAATTGTTTCAATAATGGCAGTGTCTGGTTTAACCCAAGGTTCGATAGCCATATCAAGAATATTATGGTTGCCTGGCGCGACAATACTCGCCTCATCGCGTTCAGCGATATTGTCCTCTTGCGGCGTGCGAGCTAAGGCTAAAGCGTTAATCGGGCCATATTTTGGTTTGAATTTGATTTTCTTAAGATGGTCATAAGTCCAGTCACCGACTGGTGTTTTTTGAGCCGGTTGGAAATAAAGTTTGCCATTTTTAATAATTGCCATTGTGCCAGTCGCCCCAGCAATTTCGTTCAAAATGTCACGATAGGTTAAATTACTAATCTTAGCGTATGGGTCTTCTGCTATAACTTGACTTGCATTCGGTAAGTTGGCTACTGACTCATCAATTGCCAGACCTCGTCTAGTAGCTAATTGAGTAGCAATATTAGCGATAGTGTTCGGAAATATCAAATCACCGGCAATGTAGGGGATTTTTGATAAAGCAATCAAACTATCGAAGCATTTGAGCGCAGTTGTGCCTTTTTCAAGATCAACTTGTTGCTCGACAACTTGGAACTCGCCAAGCGACAGTTCTTCCCAAATGTTGTTTGTTTGATTGGTTTTAGTTGAGGTTTTTAACTCGATGGTACGACTAACCAGGTCGTAATTCGTGCCTAATAACTTAACAGAGGCAATGCTAACGGCTGAACCGAACAAGTAGCCATCTGATTCAATTGCAAACGAAATTAGCCCGTCATTGTCGCTAATAGTATTGGTGTTGTCGATAATCACATTAGAGCGCAGGCTCTTAGTTGACTGGTGCATTGCCTGCTTAAAGCCGTCAGAAACCGTCAACATTAAGACCTCCGATCAACTGGCACTAGGTTCACACCAAACGACTTATATAAACCATCGGATTTGCGCATCAGTTCAATGTCATAATCACCAGCGTAATACTGAGCCGTGATTGTGCCTTTAGTCTTCGGGTCAAAATAAGTTACATTGAAATAATCCTGATCGAGTAAGTTGATTATATGACTAACCTGATCCTCGGTTAAGCCATCACGAAACATTAATTGAAGTTTCGGAAAAATGCCAATTAAAGTGGCCGAAACTCGACCGCTCATTAAACGTTCAGCATTTGACCAGAGTTTAGCATAGCTAATTTTATATTCTTTAAGTCCGATTATTTTTGTGTTGTTGATTCGTAGTAAATCTCCGCTAAAAGCCATTATGGGTCTCCTTTCCGTAGGCAAAACAAAAGCGACCTCCAAAGAGATCGCAAATGATTAAGTAAATTATAGCATATGATACAACAGGTGTCGAATTATTAAATGTTATGCGAATATTACCTTAACTCCATATCAACTAAAATAATTGGCTCGCGGAAGAAGTCAACGCCGAAATATGCAGCTTTGAAAGTTGGCTGTTTACCAGTTTCGCCAGTCTGAGCATTGTAAAAACGCATTCTCCTTGATGGAATTAACAGGGATAAGCGGCGTTCGTCTCTTATTGTGGAATTGATAGCACTATCAGACAAAATGTTAATTGGCAGAAGTAGTGCAAATGGCTTGCCAAGCGCCAAACATCGCTCCCAAAATATTCGCTTGTTAGTATAGGGCGGATTCGATAAAATAACATCCCACTGTTCCGGCTCATACTCTAGGAAGTCTTGATTATTTTTTATGGAACTAAAAACAACCCTAAACCCATTTGAACGCAAGATTTTAACGAACTGGCTATCTTCTGTATCGAATGGACACCAGATAATCTTATCTTTTAGGTGCCTAATATGAGGAAGTAATATCTCAACCCCGTAAGCTGGCGTGTATTGCTCGTCTCCTCCACCACTGTTGTAATAAACTTGTGATATTCGCATAACATTTGGTCTTAAACTCTCAGCCATTTTTATTCTCCTTTTGGCACTAAAACCACATGGCCATCTAGTAATGGTTCAAATTCATGTTTACTTAACATTGAATATATGTATATTGAGTCGCAGCTAGTTTGGTTATTTGGAGCAGTGCAGCAAATCATCACTCTACTGTCGTCACCACACTCTTTTATTTCAACTACAAACCCAAGTGAACCACACCACTTATGATTTTCGTTAAATTGCACAACATCATTGCATTTTATTTCACTCATATCTAAAAATCTCCATCTTCAACTTGTAAGCATTTCAAACCAAGGCTGCGCCACATCTCAACAACCTGATTGCGATCATCCAGCACGAACTCAACTCGGTAATTTGATTTAATTTCTCGCTCGAATATCTCACGCTTAACAACATTGTCTTTCCTGCTGTCAAGATTTGCTCTCATGAACAGCTTATTGAATGAAACTCCATTGTCGCGCAACCACTTTGTAGTTTCTTGACGACACACATCGTCACGGCCAGAAATTACGATGACTTCTAAATTGTTTAAAAATAAGGTATTAACTAGTCGTAGAATCGTTTTATCAACCTCATCTTCACCGACTCTCGACCAGTCATAAGGGCTTCGGTCTGTCATATGAGCCAAAGTACCATCAATGTCAACGATAATCGCTTTTGGAGCGCCAACAGGTGGCTCGTAAGTTTCTTTTTTGGCTAAATACTGTTTATGCATTTTTCTAATAACAGATTCGCCGACACTATTAGCTCGCTTTTTGTCGCGCTCGATGCACTCCTCTAGCGGCGTATCAAAAAACTTAACTTCAAGCTCAGCGTTGTGCTTTTTAGCAATCGTCAAATATTTCTGTTTATGAATTGGGTTAAAATTAGTGTTATCAATCACCACATTTCTACCGGAAGTTAGGGCTTCTTCAACTATTATTTGCTCAATCTTCAAGACGCGCTTTTCATTTTTTCCGGTATATTTTCCGTCATTAAGCATGGCTCGCAGGTCGTCTTTATTTACTCTGATATATCCTTTGGTTCTAGCTAGTTCTTTTGCGTAGGTTGACTTACCGCTAGCCGGCAAACCTTGTAACATTAATATTTTTGTCATTATTTTTCCTTTCTTTGATAGGCTTTAACTAAAAATTGTTCAATCCACTCAAAATCTGGTTTCATGCTCATAAACTTACTTTCAGCCTCAGCCGCGCTAACTCGCATATTCATATCAGTCATTGCAGCTACGATCTCTGGCAATACTTCACTAATTTGCTCAACAGACATCGGCTTTATCTTTTTAAGTAGAGGAAATAGATCGGATTGTTCTAAATTGCACTTAAACTCACCAGTCAGTAAAAACTGTTCACATTGCCACATGACGCGTAAAAAGGCGACAGAAAACTTTGCTGTTCGACGTTGACCAAGCATACCAACATCTTCAAAGTTGTAAAATTTATTCCATTGGTTATGAGCATAGCCACGACTAGCCATTACAAAACGCCTAGTGTCCATAAACTTGTGCCAGTTTCGACGCATTTCTTGATGTTCTGGGCTGGTTTCAATAATCTTATCGCTGAAAAACACTTCTAAGATAGTCGCGTTACCATGAACGGCTTGCTTGCAGAAATCAGCTAATTCATAGCTTGTATTATCCTCATCACCCTCAATCCAACTCGTATTTTTGAGCTTACGAAATGGACTTAAGACATCTATCAGTGGCGATATGTGTATCCCACGATAATCCCAATCTGATTCAGGGGTGGCTAGGCCGTGAAGTCGACTGCCGACTATAACTTTTGCTAATTGTCTCATTGTGCCTCCTTTGGCTTAATAGCTCGCCAGATCATTTTCTCAATGCCCGAGCCTTTGCGTAAAGCGAATACATAATGCTTTAATCTTTCATTAGATAAGCCGAGATCTTTGTCGGTCATGTTTTGTGTGCGCAGTGTAGCTTCGTTAATCTCATCAAAAAGGGTATTATATTGGAGTAATAGCTTCTTTTCGGTCTCATCAAGCCACTTAATGAACTCTTCTGGGATATTCATTCTGTCAATCTTCTGCCCAGACGACAGAGCCTCCCAAATTCTCTTCGGAGTAAAATTGGTGACAATTCGGTGAAGTCTTATATATTCATCAGTTTTATATTTCAAGCGATAACTTCCGTAATTTACCACTACACCCTCGTGGAGTCCGTCTTTATTCAAAACATTAACATTTGGTAATACTCCAAGCTCATACAACTGCGGCTTTTCGAACCTCAATTCATGAGAGTATATGTTGATATCTTTACCTGTTTTATTATCGATGATAGCAAGGAGTACAAGTTTTTTCTCATCACCGTAATTTAAGACAATTTGATTATCGGGGTGGATTAACTCGAAGTGATAAGTCCAGCCCTCCTTGAAGTCGTAGCTATTCTCATCTACGATTTCTTTTGCCATTTTAGCTTGGTCCGACTCAAAACTAGCTTTTGAGGTAATGACCAGTCCATGTTTCTGGTCTTTTGTGATTTTAATCAGAGAGCCGTCTAGTTTTTCTTGGACTACGCCAATCTGTTCTTTCAACATTATTTTCTCAACCTTAATACCATCTGGCTCATCGTGGTTGAAAAACTTCGGCATGCATCGCTGAACCAATACTCCGTCATTATCAAACACGATTCCACGAGCATTCAATGTGCAGTTATTCCACAAGCTCTCAAACTGTGTAAACTCCGTGTATTGGTAAATAGTAAGATCGCCCTCTGTCTGCGAACGAATTAAGCCCATTTTTACATATTCATCAAATTTAGATTTAGCTGGCAATATCATTTTTAACTCCAAAACCATCCTGCGAGGTCGCGTGCAAGACAATAGGTGCTTGCTGTGTAATGCTCGCCGTCAATTACTATTGTGAGGGGATTGTGAATATCAAATATTTTGTAGTTGATAAACCCCTTATAATTATTAAATTCAAAATCGTAAACCTCCATGTAAGCTCGATAAATCTGAAAGCGCTTTTTGTTGAGTTTAATTTGCTCAATATCTCGCTCTTTAAACTGTTGCTTGCAAAATTCGTAAAGTGCCTTGGCTTCGTGCTTGTTGCGAATTGGCCAGATGCCGTAGCCTCGGCGAATTCGCTTACATTCAAATGGGTTGAACATTATTCTTGGCTCCTTATTGGCATAATGCCAGCTGTAATATCGTTGCCATCAAAAGTGCTATCGGCTTTAATAATCAGGATGTCGTTAGCACCAGCAATGTGTAGCTTAACATTCACAAAGCGCTTTCCTTCCTTAAATTGTTGTAAAGTTTTAATTAGTAAATCTGGATCAACAGTGATAATTTTGTCTGGTATCATACAATCTGTTTTTCTCTCAACCAATTGGCGAGTTTCTGGAAAGTGCATTTCAGTTTGTTCAGTGAATAAGATTTCGGCTTTTGACGGAAAATCCTCTTCTACAATCTGACTTTCTTGAAACGGGTTGCATTTAATGACGAGTTTATTATCATAGAGAAATGCAACATCATCAGATGACATCACCTTGTCGGCCGCTTTCATGACGTGTTGAGGTATATTGATTCGACCTTCTTTAACTAACGTGCCCGCGTCAATTTCTCGACGAATTACCTTATATGTATTAGTTGCTACCAAAGTGGCACAGAGAACACCCGATTTATCTTTAACAATCTCTAACAAGATATTTTCAAGAACACGGCCTTCGCTTGGCTTTTGAGCCATTTGGTAAACCTTGATTTGCTGTTTTGTCATTTTAGCTATGTAGCTCATACTAATTCCTTTCCTTGTTATTTATTTTTTCTTATTTCAATGTTCACGAAATCATATAGTCTTTGTTCGGGACATTAATATCCTAAACAGCCTGTTGGTGACATTCTTGTCACCAACAAATCCTAGCCTCTACAGGGTGGGTGAGGTCTCTCAAAGCCTCACCACCCCGTGGATTCAGACACCTTGCGGTTAGACCGCTCACCATCTCTGTTTCTCGGTTTGGACACTCCGCTGTGATAGTTTGACTAGGGCTTACGCCCTGTGGAAGCTAGGATTATTAAGGTGCTATTCTTGTTTAATTGTGGCGATTTCGCCATAATTAGATTTACTTATTTTTCAGCAAGCTTTTTGCGTAGGGATTTCTTAGTCATTTTCCGCTTCGATTTTCTCTACTGAGTATCCGTGGTTAGTTAGTATCTGTTGCATCTTATCGAGACGCATTTGGCGGATTTTTTCCGCCTCCTCTTCGGTAATGATACTTTCTCTGAACTCAATGTCCGCGATTTCAATGCCCTCCTGCCAGTCATTGATTGTGACTTTACATTCTAGTACCGGCTCACGAAAAGCAGTTTCATCAACTTCAACCGATAGCTTTACGGGTATTTCACCACGATAAAGATTCGGCAGTGTTTTGGTCATTCTTTCAACCTTATTTTTGCTTACTACTAGATAGATTGTCTCTTTCATAAATTTATCCTTTCTTGATCTTTTAACTTAAATACCCATCAATTATCTTTTTTGCTTCCTCAAACCCAACCGCAAACTCAGCTCTATAGCCCTCATCCCGTAACTGTTCAAGCTTTTCGGCTTGTTCCTCAATGTGTTGATCCCACCAGTCACCAGCTTTGCGGAGTTTAGTGTCGCCTTTTAAGATATTCTTGCAATCTTTTTCGCGTTTGAGCTTGGTGCCGTCTTTTTTAAGTTCGAGGAATAAGCCACCGAAACATCGAACGTCATAACCATTCGGAGCATATTCATTCGCGACCGGCAACATTTTGTGGCGTGCGATAAACATATCTGGCCATGCTCTCCGACCACCGTTTTGGCGCTTCTGTTTAGCCGCTTGCCCAATGGTAAGTTTTATTCCACTGCCAAAGTCAGAATGAAACAAAATATTAGGGTATTGTAACCGGAGGTAATCTGCGACCATAACTTGCAGATTTTCCTCTGAATCGAACTTTTTAATTCGTCTCACAACAGACCCTCGAATTTCTTACTGCGCCATACCCGAACAGGGGACTTGTGACACTCCGGTCGTCGTGAAGTGGTGAATCTACCTGTTGATTCAATCAATCCAGCTCGTGAGAATGATTGCATAATTGCGCCCATTGCTCGATTTTCACTGGTCATGATTCCGCGCTTATTTAGCTCCAAAACAACATCTTCACTAGTAACAAGCTCTCTGGTTCTGATCATCTTTTGCAAACACTCAATAGCTGCGCGTTTCCATTCGTTATCAGCTCCGCGATAAGCAGCTTCAATACCATCGTTTTTCTGCTTTTCGGCTGCATTAAAGATTGTCGCCTGTGGGATTTGCCCGAAAACTGGCTTTTTAGGTTTCTTCCATCGAACTGCCATATCACAGCCCCAGTATCCATTTGACTATTGCGACTGTGGCTGAAATTAATAGAGCGCAGACACAGATGATGAGAATTGTACCAACTACGACGGCGATACTATTAATTTCAAGCTGGTTATTCTCTGGTTTTATTTTAATTTTCATCATTTTAATCCCTTTCCCTTAGATTTTTTAAACTCACCTTCGTGTAGAGCAGAGGCCTCATGAGTTCAGAGACTTCTGCGATGAAGCAACTTCTCTGATTACGAGCAATATCAAGGTTCGCAACTTTTTTGAAAATGCTCGCCACACCCATAATCATTTGCGTAGCCTCTACTCTACATAAAGGTGAGTTGTTAATGTACTATTTAGCGCCAACCATGCGAAGATAATCTTCTTCACGCTCAGCGCGCTCTTTAGAGGCTTCTCTGTATTCGATTTCAAGCTCTTGCTCAAATTCATTTAATAAGTCGCCAATATCTAAATCACAGAGCTGCATGGCTTCATAGAACCAATTGCCGAGTTCGAAGTAATCGCAGAATGCGCCATTCTCGTCATCAAAACAGTGTGCTTCAATGTAGGCGCGTAACTTGGCAAGGTCATTAAAGTCAAAATCATCACCAAACACTTTATTTTTAATGAACTCAGCAAGCTCTTGTTTCTCTCTGTTGTAATTACAGCTAAAGCTAGTCATTTTTACCTCCTTTCTCCTGGTCGTTTTCGTAGATTGGCGTAACACCCTTTGGATAGCGATAGTTTCGATTACGATATGCTTCCATAGCTTTAGCAATCGGCTTTCGGTTCTTATCGAATAGGTTATATGGCCATTTCCTGCGATTTTGGTCGACCTTGTAGTCAATTGGTTTTGGTCTTGGGCGGTTCTTGCTCCAATTGATACCTCGTGATTTATTAGTCATGATTGCTACTCTCGATTTCTTCTTCAATGTAAACACCGCCAATATCAAAGGCTGAACGGATCGCGTTAGCCTCAGCACATTTAGCTAACATCACTCGTGGCATCACCGCCCAGTTACCCATTGGATCGCCTTTCTTGTATTTGCCGTATTTGTCATCTTCTTTGTGTTTCTTGACGAACTCTTCGAAGTAGGCAGTGTATTCGCCAACTTTCTGGATTTCTGTCGAATTGCCAAAGCGACCAAATACTTCAACTGTCGCACTCATTAGTTGATCATCTTTCTCTTCAAACACAGCCTTACCGGTGTAAGAGTAGGTCGGATTTTTAGCTCGTCGAGCCAACGTTCGCAAACCATGAATGCTTACGATCGGCTCTAACTTCTCGAACCAAGCGTCACCGGCCTTAGCTCGTTGATAAACCGGGTAGATCTCCTTTTTAAGTGGGTTTAAGTTGTATTGTTGGCAGACTAATAAGAAATAAGCCAAGTCTTCCGGTGGACGCAATTTGTTCATCTTGTCGACACCGAGCAAATTACGATGAATATTGCCAAGCAAGCGTTCTTTATTTTGACCTGAGCCCCAATCGCCAATGTAACTAGCTATGTTTTTGTAGTGAGCTTGAACTGGTGTCAGTTCTTTTTTGGCTACTTTCTTAACCGGTATTTTTTCAGCTTCCATTTATTTTTCTCCTTTCTCAATCGGCGCGAAACATTGCACGCGGACTGGTTTGATTTTTCCACTACCTAGGTAGAGCATGTCGCCCTTGCCGAGTAAGCGTTCACCACCGGCTTCATCCAGAATGATTTCCGAGTTCTTGGCAGTTGCTACTCGTAAACAAGCTTTAACCGGACAGTTAGCTTTTATAATTGGCGCAACAATGTCAGCGCTTGGCCGTTGAGTGGCGATAATCACGTTGATATTAGCCGCACGACCTTTTTGCAGAATACGCGACAAATCGGTTTCCAACGTCTTGCGAGTATCGACCGTGATGGTTCGGTATTTAGTCTTACCATTTTCATCAAGATACATCTCACGATGCTTTTCTTTGCCGGTTTGCATCACTAAATCTGCGTACTCATCGATGACTAGCACTCGGCGCTTAGCATTAACTCGCTTGTTTTTGTAGCGTTCGTCCATTAGATGAACCAGCTTCTTAATCGACATAAGTGCTGCTGGCACTTCTGAGATGATGTTTTTACCTAAATCCTCAAAGTCTAAACCTTTCATGTCGATAATGTCGACTTGACAATTAGTTAAACTCTGGATAATGTTGCGAATAAAAACCGATTTACCAGAGCCAGTTTGACCACCGATCAGCATGTGTGGCATTTTTGCGATGTCATCATAAACAACATTGTTCATCGTATCGACGCCAATCGGAATCATATTGCTGCTGCCTTTACCATCAAAAGTTGGGAACGACTGCTCATGTGGAACTTCGATACCGACTCTTTGAGTGCCATAAATTGGAGCGATAATGCGGACTGCTTCTGAACCAAGTGCGAATGATAAGTCGTCACCCATCGTAGCGATTTTGGACATCTTAACACCACGGTTTGGCCTCAGTTTGTAAGTATTAACCGCATTACTTTCGACAACTTCCTCTATTTCGCCACCAATCGCAAACTCAGCTAATTTTGCCATAATGCGATCAATCTCTGACCCGCCATCATCAGCAACATCCTTAGCAACCACTGTATTAACTGGTGCAAACTTTTCTCGACGTTCGGTGGTATGAATAGTTCGAATACTAATGCCTTCCATTTGAGCAACAATATCCATTGATCGGTCACCGTTTAACATGTCTGACGGATTCGGGAAGTAAACAGCGTTAGGATTATCGACATAATCACTGACTGATTTAACCACTCGTCCCATAATGTCATTAGCTTCAACCAGAGCGTTACGATCCAACACATAGTCTTTAATTTGTGGCTGACTATCGCGATTTATGGTCTTTTTGATTTCTTTAAAAACAAACCGACCAACTGGTTTTTTATACTTAAATTCAACCAGCTGAGCATAGAGCCACGCTTGCATAACATACTTCCAGTTTTCGATTTCTTCGTCGGAATAGGCGGTGACTGACTTCCAGTCGATTATCTCAAGATAATCGCCATGATCACGAATTAGGTCGATGTAGCCTTTCATTGGAATTTTCTTATTCATAATCGACAAGTCGCACTCGATTTTGTCTTCGATGGCTAGGATATTGTCGTAAGTCGGCAGTTCATTTATCACAACCATTGACAGTTTTTGGTATTGCTCGACTATCTTTTCGCGACTGCCAGTTTTACCGTAATCGATTTCATAGTCTGCGACATTCTCAATTTCCTGCAAGCCAGCTTGAATGGCAATCTCGACTGATTGACCTTTCATGCGTTCTTCAATCATTTTGTGCATAGCCGATCCGACAACCATCGCTGGTGACTTCGGATCGTCGTAGACCTTGGCGATATAGCGCTTCTTAAACTGAATTTGGTTATTTAGGAAGCAAACGATAGCTGAGTGAGATAATATAATTCGTTCCATATTACTCCATAAATTCTTTGGCAATTTGCTCATCAAGTTCTTTTTCAAATTCTTTCTCGCTTCGCTCCTCTTTCTCGGACTCACGAACGGCTTTTTTACTACCTAACTCAACAACCTTGACTCTTTCGTCGGCTTCACGGCGAATTTCGACAATCTTTAAGACCTTGTCGTATTCCTTGGAATCGAGGTTACGTAGCCATTCGATAGTCAACTTCTTTTCGTCATCGAATGAGACGAGCGGTAGTTCTGGTTTTTTGAATAATTTCATTAAAAACTCCTTCGTCGGCTTAATTTAGGTTGATAATCTTTTTGGTCAAAAACGTGATTCCACTTAAGAATTGCAACTAGCAATCCAAGAGCCGCGAATTGAACCCACCAATAAGTCAGGTCTTGGATTTCGCCAACGACTATTAGTCCGGCAGGGAACCCAATCATCCAACTGATCAATTGCTTGATCGTGATGCTTTTATTGAATAGTTTTTGCATTTCTGTTCCTTTACAGTTAGTTTTTAGTCACAGTTTGTTTTCGACTGAGAAATGTTGGTGACCGCATTAATTGTTGCGTGTCAGCTCAGTTTTTCATTGCTCAGGCTTGTTTCATCTGCGTGAAGCCAAGAACTTGATACATAGAGTTCTTCTGCCTCACGGAATGAAAAAAGATCGGCTTTTGAAACCGATCTATAAAGTGTTAGTGGTTAGCTATTGCTAACAGGGGTTATTCAATGTTATAATATAAGTATGGATAATGACCTATCCACTGCTACCGAAACATTAAACAACGCCTTCGGCGAGGTCCTCAAGAATGAAAAGAACAAAGGTCATAAGTGGGGGTTTAGAGATCAGATTAAACGTCTAAAGCAGGCCATCGAGCAACGCAATCTAACCGTTTCCGAAAAATTACTACTATGCTATGGCTCAGGAGAAGAACTATTTCCGTCCAGAGAGGGCAAGAAGAAATCTGAGCAAGAGTTCAGAGATAAAGCCCTAAGTCTTAACGACGAATTTTCACGTCTTTTCGAAGAGCTACGAGCATTGCCAAAAGAAGAACAAGAACGCATAAACAAAGAGTTGGATATTCATAGACTGTTTTCCGCCTCTGTAACAGAGCCATCGAAAGACAATACCACGACTGCGTTCGAACATAATAAGAATAAAGGTAAAAAGA